AGCGGTTTTGCTTCTGCACCAGTTAAACAAGAAGGTGCTGGAGTAGTGTTTGATCAAGCAGGTGAAACTTTCACAGCAAGATACAACCACGAAACAATCGCATTAGCATTCTCAATCACTGAGGAAGCAATCGAAGATAACTTGTATGACAGATTAGCTGCAAGATACACAAGAGCTCTTGCAAGATCTATGTCAAACACGAAGCAAGTTAAAGCTGCAAACGTGCTTAACCAAGCACAATTTACTGCTGTAACTGGTGGAGATGGAAAGCCTTTAATAGCTAACGATCACCCACTAGCAACAGGTGGTACATTCTCGAATGTACTAACAGTAGCTGCAGACCTTAACGAAACTTCACTTGAACAGTCATTAATCGACATCGCAGGATTTGTTGATGAAAGAGGCTTAAAAATTGCTTCTCAAGGTAGAAAAATGATAATTCCAAAAGAATTACAATTTACTGCTGAAAGAATCATGAAGTCTCCTATGAGAACAGGAACTGCAGATAATGACATCAATGCAATCAATAACATGGGTATGGTACCTGAAGGTTACAGAATTAATAATTTCTTAACTGACACAGATTCATACTTCTTATTGACTGATATACCTAACGGACTAAAAATGTTTGTTAGATCACCTATCAAAACTGCAATGGAAGGTGACTTCGATACAGGTAATATGAGATTTAAAGCTAGAGAAAGATACTCTTTTGGATTCTCAGATCCAAGATGTGTATTTGGTAATGGAAATCTACCAACTAGTTAATAGATAACATAACTATTTAATATTAAGGGGCGGTGTTCACATCGCCCCTTTTTTTATGTATAATAGAAAGACCTAGAAAAATTATTATGTCGACTGGCTAGGCAGACGGTATAGAGACGACATAACGAACGCTATACAAAGGAGATTATTATGGCAAATACTACATTTAGCGGACCGGTACGATCGGAAAACGGTTTTATTGGTGCTACTAAAAATGCTTCAACAGGTGCTTTCACAAATGTTTTTGAAATTAACTCATCTGGTCAGTACGTTGGAACACAAATACAAGGTCAAGGAGTTGTAGCAACTGCTACAGTTAATGCAACTGCTGGAACAAACGAAGTTACTTTTGCACAACCTGCAAGATCAATCATTACAAGTATTCAACTTG